AATTAATCGAGAAGGAAATGGAAGCCCACCAACAGGAAACGAAACAACAGTTGTTGCAGAGTCTAACCGAGAGAACGAAACAAGAGTATCAGAAAGTACTACAGAAGAATCTCCTATTGAAGTTGAAAGAGAAGACATGCCTGTTAATGATGATGCTCAAGGAGAAAATGAAACAGTTAATACGGAAACTGAAGTCGCTACTGAAGAAGTAAATGAAACTGACAGAGAAACAGAAGCAGTCGATAGTGAACAAGGAGATGAAAGAACTGAAGTCGCTAGTACAGGAGGGCAAGATACCGAAAGCAGTAATGCGGAGGTGGAAGAAAGCAGGGATAGTGAGAGTCCTGGAGCAGTTGATACAACGATTTCAATAGAAAACATAGAACGCAAAGTTAATCAAACTCTTAAAAACGTAGATCAAAGATTAATAGCAACATCACTTATTGTGGCTAAAGCTATGTCAAATGATAAGATTTTAGACAGCTATAGCACTATAAATCAAAATATTTTTAACAATCAACCTATAATTGATGGAGGAGAGTATTATGAAACCCGAGAATATATTGATGATAGAAATATATATATTCAAAACCAAAGTAGCTATAATGACTCTATGGTTAAATATCAGACTACGGTTCAAGAAGCTGTTGATGAAGTTATAAGAGCACAAGAACATTTGAGGAGGATCCGTGGATATTAAAACAATAGCAACAGGCATAGGTCTTGTTATTACAATAGCTGGTCTATTTGTATATCAAGGTCAATTAATACAAAGAATAGATGTGCTTGAATCACAAAAAGCACCAAATATAAAACCACTAGAACAAGATATTGCTGTAATGAAAGCAGAAATAGCTGTTCTCCAAGCTAAAGTAAATGAAATGAAAGCTAGATCAGATAACCCATTAGGAGAATAATTATGATACCTATGGAATTATTGTCAATGTTAGCTAGTACAGTACTAGGTGGCATCATGTCTATTATGGCACAGAAAGGACAAGCAGAAGCAGAACGACAAAAAATGTTAATGCAACGAGCAGGATTTGCGGCGAAACAAACTGATAAAGCCAGAGAAATTTCTGACCCACACACAAAACACACAAGAAGATGGATTGCCCTAATGTGTGTATTCTCTATTATCGTAGTGCCAATAGTTGCACCGATTTTTAGTGACGTAAATATTGCATACCAGATAGTAACAGAAGCAGATAGTGGTTGGTGGATATTTGGCTCGACTTACGAAACATCATACTTTGAAGAAGGAAACACGATTTATATAACAAACCTACAGTCTCATACAATATTTTCAATCATTGGACTCTATTTTGGAGGATCTCTAACTAGAAAATAAACATGAATGATAAATATTTTTACGATAATTTATTAAAAGAATTAGAAGAACGTGAAAATTCTATTAAAGAAACTATTTGCTTTGGTGCAGTTATAGACTATACTGCGTTTAAGGAGATGAGAGCTAGACTTTCTGAAATCTCCAAAACAAAACAGGATTTAAAAGACCTGCTACAAAAGGTGGATGATAATGACTAAACCTCTTATTGTACCTAAACATGTTGCAAAAGAGAAACAAGAGAAAGCAAAAGGTGAGCTAGAAAAAGCTTATGTAAAACCTGACGATAGAGTTCTACAACCAGAAAAACTTTCACAATCTGCACTCGACAAACTCCCTCAACCTACTGGTTGGAGAATTTTAATACTCCCTTACCAAGGAAAAAAGACTTCTGATGGTGGAATAATAATTCCTGAAGAAGTAAGAGAACGTGAAGCTGTTGGCACTGTGTGCGGTTATGTTTTAAGAGTTGGTCCACTTGCCTACCAAGACTATAGCAGATTTGGAACATCTGGTGCTTGGTGTAAAGAAAAAGACTGGGTAATTTTTGGTAGATACGCAGGAAGTAGGTTTAGAATTGAAGGAGGCGAAGTTCGTTTATTAAACGACGACGAAATTTTAGCTCGTATTAGTGACCCAAATGATATTTTACATATTTAATCAACAACATGGAGGAAACCATGCCAGAAGCAGAAACAGAAGCAAAAACTAAAGAAACAGAGGAGTTAAGTATAGAGGTTGAAGAACCATCAGAAGACGCTTTAACTGACGAACCTGAAGTTGAGCAACAAAAAACTGTTGCTAAAACGGATGAATTAGAACCAGAACCAAAACCAGAAGAATCTACAGAAGAGCTAGAAAAATATAGCGAAAATGTAAATAAAAGAATAGGCAAACTTACAGCTAAACTCAGAGAAGCTGAACGTCGTGAAAAAGCCGCGACAGAATACGCTCAATCTGTTCAAAAAGAACTAGAAGAAAACCAAAAGAAGACTTTAAATTTAGATAGTTCTTATCTACAAGAATTTGGAGATAGAATAAAATTTCAAGAAGAAGCTCTTAAAAGTCAGTTAAAATTAGCCATAGATAGAGATGATGTAGATAAACAAACAGAAATACAAAAAGCTTTAGCAGATTTAGCTGTTGATAACAATAGATTAAATTTTGCAAAATCTGAAAAAGAAAAACAAGAAAAAGAAACAGAAGTTAAACCTGAACAAAACACAGCTCAGGCTCAAGTTCAGCAACAACCAGACCCTAAAGCTCAAGAATGGGCTAATAAAAACACATGGTTTGGTTCAGATGAACCAATGACTCTTACTGCATTTAGTATTCATAAAAAACTAATTGAAACAGAAGGATATGATGGTAAATCAGATGAATATTACGCAGAAATAGATAAAAGAATGAGAGAAGAGTTTCCACATAAATTTGATGATGTTACTGAAACAAAATCAAATGGTAGAGCAACTCCTCCTGTCGGTGGAGCTACTCGTGGAAACCAAAGAGGAAATCAAGTAAAAATCAAGCTAAACAAATCTGAAGTTGCAATAGCTCGTAAACTTGGTATAACTAATGAACAATATGCGAGACAAAAGGCTCGTATGCAACCACAATCGTGAGGTATACAACATGACTGATAAGAACCCACGCTCTTCTCAAAGTAGAAGCAAAGAAACTAGATCCACTCCGTGGAAACCACCGTCTACATTAGACGCACCCCCAGCTCCAGAAGGATATTGTCATCGCTGGATTCGTGAATCCGTTATGGGATATGATGACAAAAAGAATCTTTCTGCCCGACTACGCGAAGGTTTTGAACTTGTTCGTGCTGACGAGTACCCAGAATTTGAAGCACCAACTATCCAAGATGGTAAACATGCAGGAGTAATTGGTGTTGGAGGATTGGTACTTGCTAGGTTCCCAATAGAAACTCGTAAACAACGTAGTGAACATTTTAAGAAGCAAACAGCTGATCAAATGGAAGCCGTTGATAATGATTTAATGAGGGAGCAACATCCATCAATGCCTATCAGTAAACCTGAAAGGCAGACTCGTGTAACCTTTGGTGGTAATAAAACCACTGAAAATGATAAATAGAGGAAATTTAATATGGCAAATATAGACTCAGCTTTCGGGCTAAGACCCTATAAAATGCTTGGAGCAGGAACAAACTCTAACGGTATTATGTCTTTTAAAATTCAAACCTCAAGTGTCGCTGGGACTTCTAGTACAATTTTTGAAGGAACTCCAGTCATTCCACTTGCAAATGGTTTGGTTGACATAGTAGGTAATGCTAACGGAGGCACTGTTTCTCTGCTTGGAGCATTTATTGGTTGTGAGTATACCGCTTTAGACGGTACTCCAACTTTTACAAACAAATGGCCTGGAACGAGTTCTGTAAAGAGCTCAACCGAGGCTACTGCTTTGATCGCGGCTGATCCTGATCAATTATTTTTGATCAATTGTGACGCGGCAGCGGCAGACTCAATCATTCATGCGAATGCAAATTTCGCAACTGCTACATCTGGTAACGCTACGACTGGAAAGTCTACTGCGGAACTAGCTGTATCAACAGCAAATACGACAAACACTCTTAACATGAGAATCATAGGATTTGAAGATTCACCTTCAAATAATGATGCTAGTGTTGCGGGACGTTTGGCGATAGTTCAACTTAACAATCACTTTTATCGTTACAATGCTAACAATACTGGTGCTGGTGTGTAATGGAGGTACAAAATGGCAATAAGTAGATCACAATTACTGAAAGAACTTGAACCAGGACTGAATGCTTTGTTCGGACTAGAATACGATAGGTATGATAATGAACATGCTGAAATATTTGACACCGAAACTTCAGATCGTGCATTTGAAGAAGAAGTTATGCTTACTGGTTTCGGTCAAGCTCCTGTAAAAGGAGAGGGAGCGGCAGTCACATTTGACTCCGCAAACGAATCTTTCACTGCAAGGTATACCCATGAGACAATAGCTCTTGCGTTTGCTATAACAGAAGAGGCTGTCGAAGATAATCTTTACGACAGACTGTCATCTCGTTATACTCGTGCTTTGGCTAGATCAATGGCAAATACTAAGCAAGTTAAAGCGGCCGCTGTCCTCAATAATGCGTTTGACAGCAGTGTTACAATAGGTGACGGAAAAGAACTCTGTGCTACAGATCATCCGACTGTAGGAGGAGGTAACTTCCGTAACGAATTGTCAACGGCAGCAGACCTTAATGAAACATCACTAGAGCAATCTCTAATTGATATTTCAGCTTTTATTGATGAAAGAGGCTTGAAAATAGCTCTGCAAGGGCGTAAATTAATAATCCCAACATCGTTACAATTTGTGGCGGAAAGGTTGATGGCTTCAAATTTACGAACTGCGACTTCCGACAATGACGTCAATGCGTTAAGAAACATGGGAATGCTTCCTGATGGTTATGTAGTTAATCACTTCCTAACTGACACAGACGCGTTCTTCATTAAAACTGATGCTCCTAATGGTTTTAAACACTTTGAAAGAAGTGGCATTAAAACTAGTATGGAAGGAGACTTTGATACTGGCAATGTTAGATACAAAGCTAGGGAAAGATACAGTTTTGGTGTTTCTGACCCAAGATGTGTTTTCGGTTCTCCAGGAGCTTAAAAACAAAACTTTGGATGGAAAGGGGGCTTTGGCTCCCTTTCTTTTTTGTAATAATGTGTATAGAATAAAATTCTAGGTAGATTAATTGTTTTATAGACTGACCTAGCAGACAAGCCAAGACTATAAAACTTATTTCCTTAGGAGGAAATTATGGCAAAATCAACTTTTTCGGGACCAGTTAAATCACTTGCTGGTTTTATCACAGCTGGAAGCACATCAGTAGTAGATCTAACACAAGACACTACTCTTACTGTTGAAGCACACGCTGGTAAGGTTTTAACTTGTAATGACGCAGACGGTAAGTTTACTCTTCCTTCCATTGTAACTACAACACCTACAGATCCTACAGACCCTAATCAACTTAATAATTTAGGGGCTAGTTTTTTATTTGTAATAGTGACAGCGGCGACAGATCTAGATATAAAAACAGACGGTACTGATAAATTCGTTGGTGGTTTATATACTGGAGTAAACAATGCTACAGGAAAAACATTTATATCAGGTGCTAGTAACGATGTAATTACTTTAAACGGCTCTACAAAAGGTGGACTCGCAGGAAGTATTATCAGAGTTACCGCTATGGCATCTGCAAAATACGCTGTTGAAGGAATAGTGCTAGGTTCAGGAACTCTAGTTACTGCTTTCGCTGACAGTTAATAAGGAGGAATAAATGGCTGACGCAGTTACTTCGCAAACCATTATAGATGGTCAAAAAACCGCAGTAATGAAATTTACAAACGTCTCAGACGGCACAGGAGAAAGTGCTGTTACAAAAGTAGATGTAAGTGCTCTTGCAAGTTTACCAGATGGCACAGCTTGTACTGGAGCAGTTATTGAAAGAATATGGTGGCAATGTATTGGCATGAAAGTGCAAATATTATTTGACGCTAGTTCTGATCAATTTGTAATAGAATTAGGTGAAAACCAAAGCGGTAATCACGATTACACAAGTTTTGGTGGTTTAACAAATAACGCAGGATCTGGTAAAACAGGAGACATTAACTTCACTACTGTTGGACACACTTCTGCTGATACTTACACAATTATTTTATATTTGAGAAAAGAGTACTAATGGCAACCACTAAAAATGTAAAAAGAACCCCCTCTGGAAGAATTACTTACAGAGGGGAAACTTTTGCTGGTTATAATAAACCTAAACGGACTCCTGGAGGACCAAAAAAATCTGCTGTACTTGCTAAAAAAGGCAGTCAAATAAAGTTAGTCAGATTTGGAGATCCTAATATGACTATCAAAAAAGATCAACCAGGAAGAAGAAAATCATTTAGAGCTAGACATAATTGTGCTACCGCAAAAGATAAATTTTCAGCAAGGTACTGGTCATGCAAAGCGTGGTAACCATGAAAGCTACAGACGTTGCTAAACTTCTAGAAAAACACGAAGCAGAAGCCAGAATTAGATTACAAGAAAATAATAGAAGGTTTCACCAACTTGAGAAAAAAATTGATAAATTAGATATGCGTCTTTGGGGTATTGCCATATTAATATTAGGAGTAGCATTTGCAGGAAAATTTATATAATGGTAATGACAAAAGCACAGATGAAAAAACAAATTACCAAAGCTCCAGGAAAAAGAGCAAAAGTACCTAAAAAATATTTAGCAGGATTAAGTGCAAAAGAAAAAGCAAAAAGACGTAAAGAAATAGAACGTAATAGGAAAAAATCACCAAGTGACAGTTCAGCATATAAATTCGCAACAGATTTTGACGCAAAGGGTAAACGTCGTAAAACAAAATTATCTAAACACACCAAAGCTTTTAAAAGAAGATTTGGTTAAAGCAGGAGAAAATTATTATGGCAAAAGCTAAAAAACTGACACCAAAACAAAAGAAACTTGCTTCTATGACACCGCCTAGAAATAAAATTACTAGAGGGGATATTATAGCTATAGCTAAAAAGAATAAAGGTAAAAAGAAGAAGTAATGGCAAGAAAAGGTTTATACGCAAACATACACGCTAAAAGAAAAAGAGGCGAAAAAATGCGGAAAAAAGGAGCTAAAGGTGCTCCTACTGAAGCAGATTTTAGATCAGCCGCGAGAACTAAAAATGGCAAAAAAACGAGATCCAAAAGTAGGAACAGGAAAAAAACCTAAAGGAAGTGGTAGAAGACTTTATACGGATGAAAATCCTAAAGATACTGTGCCTATAAAATTTGCTACCCCAGCTGACGCAAGAGCAACTGTTGCTAAAGTTAAAAAAATTAATAAACCATTCGCAAGAAAAATACAAATACTTACTGTAGGAGAACAAAGAGCTAAAGTAATGGGTAAAACCCAAGTAGCTAATATATTCAAAAAAGGTAAGGATTCTATACGGAAACAAAGGAGGGCATAATGGCTTTAAGTGCAAGAACAAAAAAGACTTTAGCTGAAAAAGCAAAAAAAGCAAGAGCTAAAGGTAAAAAAGTAACAGCAGGACAACTCGCAAGAGTTTATAACAAAGGTCTCGCGGCTTATCGTACTGGACACCGTCCAGGAACTACACCTAGTCAATGGGCAATGGCTCGTGTGAACAGTGTCTTAACAGGAGGAAAAGCGGCGAAAGTAGATGCTCATATTTTTGGTAAGGGCAAAAAGAAAACAAAAAAATCATAGGAGACAATATGCCGTATTTAGTTAGTAACATCCCTCACTTTAATTGCTGGGTGAGAAAAGAGTTTACTCATAATCATGAAAAATACAGAGGAGAATTTATACACGCTATTGCTTTTGCTGTAACAACCATACCAGACAGAAGTTTAAGTTTTCAAGTAGTGTTTACTGGATGTGAAACTGACGATGACAAAAACCAAAAAAATATACACGGAGGAGCTATGTGGGCGAGGCTCCCTATCGCCGCTCTCGTAGGAGATTCCCCTTTTGAGGAGTGGCCTGAACGTATGGAAACTCATTTAGTACAACCTTGGGACTGTAGCTCACACTATCATTCTGTCGTAAAATTTGATAGAGTTACTTCAAGTCCATGGTACTGTAAAATTAACCATGAGTTTTACATTGGTAAATATATGTTTACAATAGATTATACAGAGTCTGAAATTGCTGATGACTCGGCTCAACATAAACAGAGCCATGTAATACAGCTAACAGACGCGGGAAAGTGGACAGGTAATATTGTCGCTTTACCAAACAACAGGGTGAGGGCTACCTCTCCTGCCATGTGGGAAACTGGAGAAGGTGCTCCAGATTTCAAACCTAGCCAATGGGTGCTTACTGCTGAAAGTGATGAAAGCTATATGGATCCATCGGTAACTTTTGACAACTTATATGCAGAAACGCAGGAGAAAAAAGATGGCAAGAAAAAGTAAAAACGGCACTCGTAAAAATGCAATGGGTGGCGGAATGATGAAAAAGAAAAACTATGCTAAAGGTGGTATGGCGAGAAATTCAAAATATGCTATAGCTGAGCAAGAGCTAATAGAAGAAAAACTCAAGAAATCTCGAAATAAAAAAGCTGGAGGTGGTATGATGAAAAAGAAAAACTATGCTAAAGGTGGTATGATGAATAAGAAAAATTATGCCAAAGGTGGTAAAGTTATAAAAGGACCATATAGTTAAGGAGTAATTTATGGCGACTTCTGGGTCTACTAATTTTGAGCTTGATGTAGCTGATTACATAGAAGAAGCTTTTGAACGCTGTGGTTTAGAAGCACGAACAGGATATGATTTAAAAACAGCAAAAAGGTCTTTAAATCTATTATTAGCTGATTGGGCAAATCGTGGTTTAAATAGATGGACTATTGCACAGACTACTACTTCAATCAGTTCTGGTACAGCTTCTTATAGTTTAGGTGCAGACACTATTGATATATTAGATGTTGTTATACGCACAGGCACAGGTACAAATCAAAATGATCAAATACTAACCAGAATTAGTAGAAACGCTTTTTTAAATATTCCAAATAAAAACACTCAAGCAAAACCTAGTCAGTTTTATGTAGATAGACAAATTACGCCTACAATAAAACTATGGCCGACACCAGACGCTAGTTATTCTATTGTTTACGATAGACTAACTCGTATGGACGACGCAGATACTTTTATAAACACTATGGATTTACCTTTTAGGTTTTATCCTTGTTTATGTGCTGGGTTAGCTTATTACATAGCGTTGAAAAAAATGCCAGAAAGAGTGCCTTTGTTAAAAAGTGTTTATGAAGAAGAGTTTAAAAGAGCGGCAGACGAAGACAGAGATCGTGCTAGTTTAAAACTTACACCAAGCAGGGATTACTATACAAGATCATGACATACGCAGTTGGTAGAAAATCGTTAGGAATATGTGACAGATGTGGATTTGAATATCGTTATTTAGAGTTACAAAAAGAATGGAATGGCTTAAAAGTTTGTCCTCAGTGTTATGAACAAAAACACCCACAACTAGAACCAAGTCCTCCACCTCATGAGCCAGAAGTATTACATGAACCACGCACAGATAGAACAGAACCTCAAACTGTTTTTGTAGGACAAACTATTTTTAATATAAGTAAACCTTTACAAGCAATTATTCAATTAGGAACAGTGACGGTGACTATATCATGAGTTTTACTTTTGACCAATTAAAACAAGCAATTCAGGACTATACTCAAAATACAGAAACAACTTTTGTAAATAATCTAGATGAATTTATTAGATCAGCGGAACAAAGAATATTTACAACTTGTGATTTAGAAATTTTTAGGAAAAACCAAACAGGATCAACCACAGCTGGAAATCAATTTTTACAAGTACCCAGTGATTATTTAGCTTCTTTTAGTTTGTCTGCATTAAATTCAAGTTCAAAAGAATTCTTAGAACAAAAAGACGTAAACTATGTGCAAAGTTTTAATCCAAACTCTTCTACAACAGGCACACCTAGATATTACGCAGTTTTTGATATAGAAAACTTTATACTAGCCCCTACACCAGATAGCGTATACACAATGGAATTACACTACTATTATAGACCCAATAGTTTAACTTCAGGGTCAGGAAGTGGTACAACTTGGTTATCTACTAACGCACCCAACGCTATGCTTTACGGAACTCTTGTAGAAGCATATACTTTTATGAAAGGTGAAAAAGATTTAATGGATTTATACAATGGAAGATTTATTGAATCTTTAACAAGACTAAAAGATTTAGCTGAAGCTCGTGAAAACGCTGACGCTTATCGTAGGGGTCTTCCTGATAAAAGGAGAACATAATGTTTGACGCATCGTTTCAATTACCAAAAGAACCGATTGTAGAAGTAAAAACAACTAATAATAGAGGTTTTACTCCTGAAGAAATAGCAAAACGTTGTGCTGAAAAAATTATCTGTATTTCAGATAAAGCTAATCCAGTGATTCAAGAACAAGCAAAAGCTTTTAAAAATCAAATAGAGCAAGTGTTGGTTCTTTATATGCGGGAAGCAATTAATAGTGATCGCACTACAATTTATAATGCCTTGTCAAATGCAGGACATGAAGACTTGGCTAAACTTATAAGGAGACTATAAAATGGCAATAACTCAAGCAATGTGTACTTCCTTTAAAGTAGAATTACTTCAAGGAAAACACAATTTTACCGCTTCTTCAGGACATACTTTTAAATTAGCGTTGTTTACAAGTAGTGCTTCTTTAGGAGCTAGTACAACAGATTATTCTACAAGTAATGAAGTTTCAGGAACAGGTTATTCAGCAGGAGGTTCTGCTTTAACTTCTGTGACACCAACTTCTAGTGGAACAACTGCTTTATGTGACTTTAGTGATTTAACTTTTAGCTCAGCAACAATTACTGCTAGAGGTGCTTTGATTTACAACACAACAACTGGTGGTGGATCTGGTACAACAGACGGAGTAATTGTTTTAGATTTCGGTGGCGATAAAAGTTCTACCGCAGGAGATTTTACTATACAATTTCCTACTGCTGACGCTTCTAACGCGATTATTCGCATAGCGTAACACTATGTCCAATTTAGCTGGATGGGGTCGTGGTTCATGGAACGAAGGAGCATGGAACGAAGGAGTTTCAGTTAATGTTACTGGTGTTTCAGCAACAAGTTCTGTAGGAACAGTAGGTACAGAGTCTGCCTACAGTGTAACTGGTGTTTCAGCTAATGGTTCTGTTGGAACAGTTAATGTTTCTATAACAGTTAGCGTAACTGGTCTTTCTGGAACCACAAGTATTAACAGTATTGTTGTTAATGCAAATGCAAATACTTCAGTAACGGGATTGTCAATTTCCTCAAATATTGGTACTGTTACTGTAATCGGGGTTGCAACTGTAAGCGTTACTGGAGTTTCAGCCACAGGGGGTACAGGCGTAATAAATGTCTGGAATATTATAATCCCAAATCAAACTCCAAACTATACAGAAGTAAATCCATCACAATCAGCTAGTTGGTCTGGAGTAAGTCCATCACAATCAGCTAATTGGAAAGACAAAGTAGCATAGGAGTAATGAATGCCAAGTAGTTTTTCAACAAATTTAGGAATAGAAAAACCAGCGACAGGAGAATTATCGGGTACTTGGGGGAACGTAACTAATTTTAATTTTGATATTTTTGATAGAATTGTAGGGTTTAAAAGTGTAACTCTATCTAATACTTCTTCTACTTTAACAGTTAGAGCAACAAGTCCAAGTTCTGGATCTAGTAATGTTCAAGACGGCATGTTTCGTGCAATTAAATTTGTAGATGGAGGAGACATTGGTGGCACAGTTACTTTAACAATTAGCCCAAATACTTCTGCTAATTTATTCTTTTTTCAAAATTCTTTAAGTGGTAGCCGAGATATTACAGTAACTCAAGGCTCTGGGGCAAACGTTACAGTAACTAATGGACAAACTTCTATTGTTTATTGTGATGGTGCTGGGTCTGGAGCGGCAGTTGTTAGTATTAGTGATAATTTGAGCATGTCCAATGCTAAAATAACAGGTGGTTCACTTTCAGGTATCACTAGTTTGGTAGTTGATGATTTAACAATAAATGGTCAAGATATTTCAACAACGGCAAGTAATAAAAATATTACAGTAACTCCTCACGGTACTGGTGTTTTTGAAGTTAAAGGAAATACTAATGAAGGAACAATACAACTTAATTGTGAAAATAATTCACATGGTGTAAAAATTAAAGCACCGCCTCACTCTGCTGGTCAATCTTATACATTGACTTTACCGCAAAGTATCACGAATAATTATTATTTAAAAACAGATGGCTCTGGAAACTTATCGTTTGCAGAGGTAGCAACAGAAACTAGACCAACAGTAGCAGATGTTAGCCAGACAATCGCACCAGCGACTGCAACAACTATTAATATTACAGGCACAAATTTTGTAACTGTACCTATTGTTGAATTTATAAAAACAGATGGATCTATTACCAGACCAAACTCTGTATCATTTACAAGTGCTACTTCATTATCTGTAAATGTAACTTTAGCATCTGGAAACTATCATGTACGAGTAGAAAATCCAGATGGTAACGCTGGGCGTAGCACCAACGATATTATTACAGCAAGTACAGCACCTACATGGAGTACATCAGCTGGAAGTTTAGGAAGTGTAGCTGCTGGAGATTCTGTTAGTTTAGACGTAGATGCTTCATCAGATTCAACAGTAGCGTTTAGTGAAACCACAAGCGTACTTACGAGTAACTCTGACACACCAGCATCTACTATGAATTTAACCCTCAACTCGTCTACAGGAGCCATTACTGGCACAGCTCCTAGTCCGACAAGTGAGACCACATATAACTTTACCCTACGAGCAACAGATGCAGAATCGCAAACAGCAGACAGAGCATTTAGTATAACAGTATCAGTAGGAATGAATAACTCAGCGTGTTTTAGTCATTAGGAGATAATAATATGGCATACGGATATTTAACTAGAAATTTTTCAAGTACACCAACAAATGCAGATAAGTTTACTATTTCGTTTTGGATTAAATATGCCCATACAAAAGATACACAAATTGCAGTATCTAATGTAAATACTGCTGGTAATGGCACATGGGTTGAATTAAGAAGTGATGGTAAAATAGGATTTATAGAATACACAGGTAGTGCAACTTGGAATTTTGAAACTGAAAGAATTTTTTTAGACCCAACAGGTTGGTATCATATAGTTATAGCTGGAGATTCTACACAAGCATCAGATTCTAATAAAA